GCCGCTATTGCTTGCTCTTTCATTTGTTGCTCCTTAGTGCCCTTAAGGATTTATCTAACTATAAACCTAAACTAGCGATTAAGGCTTTAGCCTTGCTTGCCGATATCTCTACCTCAAAGTGCATATCGTCCGGCCTGCTCTTAAAGTCGCCGCCCCACTTGAGGCCGTACTTTTTAGCTAAAGCTCTTAGCATCGGGATCTTTTCAGCCGGGAAAGTGCCGGCCTTGCCGAGTGGATGCTTTGTAGCATTTAGATCGATAGCCGTACCGGATGAGTGGCACGATAATTTTGTAGGGTTGCCGCGCACCATACGATAGGCGTAGGCCCAATCGTCAAACGTGCCCTCGTCGATCGGCTCGATTAGCTCGTGAAATTCAGCCGCGAAGGCTGCGAGTAGTGGCCCCACGCTCTCAGCACATCGCAGCTTACGATCCGTACCCTTTACCGGGTAGGACTTTATTTTAATTGCTTCCGGATCTTTAGATGCCGGATAGCCATTATAACTAGTCTCCATTATGAAAGTAAGAGGCGCGCCTCATCCTCAGTAATGCCTAGTTTTTGTAATAATGCAGATTTTTCAGCGGCTTTTTGTGTTTCCTCTAATTGACGGGCTTTACTTGTCTCATCCGCTTTTTTTGCGTTTGCAATTTCAGCCGCCGTTGCATCGCGCTCTACAATTTCTCCCGTAGTGGCATTGTGCTCATGTATTTTCATTAGTTAAGCCCCCATAGTGTGTAAGAAAGTGACATAGTGCTATCAGTTTGGATGGATGTAATCGCGCTAGTCGATTTCCACGATCCGGCACCGTGCCAAACTTCACGACCAGATGAAAGGTAATCGGTGCCTGAGCCGTATGTAGTTAAAACTTTCCACATATCGGTATTTTCATAACCATCAATTTTTATAATAATTTGATTATATTGCGTGCTCGCCTTAAAGCCGGACGCATTTATCGTTACGGCCGTAGATCCTATTGCGCCGATCGTAGATAGTGTGCCATTAACATTTCGGTTTATTACATTGTCATAATTTGCACCGCTATCAGAGTTAAATTGCATATTAACATCAAAGGCCGAGGCTTTAGTAATATCGCGTAACTCTAATACGAGTGCTTTATAAGTGCCAGGGATCGATGTAATATTTAACGCCGCTGAGGTAATAGTGCCGGATGCGATAGATGTATAACCCCCTCCACCGGCAGGCGCAGCCCACTTAAGGCCGGTCGCTTCGGCTGAGTCTGCCGTTAATATTGTGCCATTAGCTCCGACGGCCAAACGCGCAAAAGTGTCCGCACCTGTCCCGGGTACTAGATCACCTTTAGCATCGATAGCCGTAGCCATTGAATTAGTAACGGTTACGGTACCGCTCGTACCTCCGCCGCTAATACCTGTACCTGCGGTAACGCCGGTAATATCGCCGGCTGCATCTGTTACCCAAACAAAATCCATATCGGTATTAGAGTTTTTGCTTAATACCTGTCCCGTAGTGCCGCCCTTAAGATCGAGCAGACTTGCATCGATGGAGTCGCCTAAGGCTTCGATCGCCGTAGCTCCATCTTTTACTAAGTCGGTCGATGTAGGTACCGGCCAATTAAAATTAGGCGTTACTGTTGCCATTATGTCAAACCTCCAAAAGCATTTTCCCAGATGAGTGTAGCGTTTACACCCGTCCAAACTAGGTTAGCCGGGCTAACCGTGTCCCATTGTGGCGCAACGAGTGAGAAATCTGTAGGGCTTAGCGTGAGTGTTATGTCCACAAATTGAGGCGTAGCCCGGATAGCAAACCCCTCTAAAAAGCCGTTAAATGATCCGTTAAACATATTGATCGGTAAATCGTTAATAACAATAGGCTCGCCAAAAAATACATCGATGAGCTTATTACGCTCGGCATCGGGTAGGTCGCCGCTATCTAGTCTAAAAGTAATCGCCTGTAGCTGCTCTCGAGGGATGGCCCGTAGTCCTAGCTCACGATCCATTACGTTATTTACATCGCTGAGGTTATGCAGGTTGCTATTTACCGCTCGCTGATAACGGCCATAGTTAGCGATGGAGTCCGCATCGAGGGCCGTAGCTTGATTATTGTAATTGTTGCCATAGTTAAATACAAGGGAGTTACGGATCTTGCCTATTTGTAGGATAGATTTAACGCTAGATGGAGTAGCGTAGTTAGCCGATAAAGTCGTATAGCCGTTAGCCGATAGGTAAGCCGTACGATGGTCGGCATCGGCATAACATACGCGCCCGGCTTTATCCTCGTAAATTTGTCCTAGTGCGCTTTGTGCAATTTGAGCGCAGAGGTTATAACTGTTAGCCGGATCGGCTGCCCTACTAATCATCTCGTATAGACCAGGCTGATCGATCTCGCCAAGTCCTACGTTTTCTGCATTAGCCCACGTAGTCGTAGGGTCGTAGTTATACCATTGTAAAGCAGGAGCGACCTCAAACCATGAGTTAATTAAAAGCTCTTGGAGTATGTCGTATATCTGAGTGCCATCCTCAGTTTTAGGCAAGGCATCCGGGAAAAGAGCTTTAGTTAATTTTGCTAACGATCCGACGGCCAAAATGCTACCGATCGTTATAAAGCCCACCTCCTCCGGAGAGCGTACCGAAATACCAAAATCTGATACCGCGCCGCCAAATACCGGGACATATGTACCGGAGCTATTCTTAAGCTCTAGAGTTAATACATCGGTTACGTCGATGTCAAAAGCCGTGTTATTGACGTTTACGATTTCCATACGAGCGTAGCCGGCGTTGCATTGTAAATCGATATCATCGCGGCCCGTTGCCATTGTTACGCTTAGTACGTTTGTATAGACGGTTGTGCCGACGGTTATACGCCACTCGGGGAGCCATGTACTCATACCGCGTAAAGCCCTGTACCGCGATCTACTGAGGTACCTCGGTAGGTAGATTGATTAAGTACATCCTCGACGGCGCGAGCGATAGCCTCGGGGTCTCCGATACCTGCCTCAATTTTAATATTATAAGTAGCTGGGTATCCGCCGCCGTAATTCATCGTAGGGCTATATCCGCCAAGGTCGCTCTTTTGTGTGTCTGTAAGAGTAGGGAAAAGATCAAAGATATTTACGTCTTTCTTAAGTCCCTTAGTAGCTTCGGCCATTTTGCCCACGGTATCCACGACGGTAGTAGCCGGGATAAGTGAGCCCACGCCGCTAGAGGTAAGCCCTCCGGTGTTACCGCCTGTACCGACTTTACCTAGTAGCGCGATGTAATCCTGTAATGCCTTGAGACGAGCCTCGTCGGCTTTCTTTTGTGCCGCAGCTACGCGGTCGATCATGCTTAACTCCTCAGACTCCCGGAGTTTAGTAAGGGTTAAACCTGCATTTGTAGTTTTGCTAAGAGATGCGAGTTTAGCGATCTCGGTTAGTTGGATCTGTACGCGCTCGCTATAACTCTCTTTAGCCGCTAACTCACCGGCTGCGGTAATAGCTGCATTATATTTACCAAACGCAATATCCCGAGCGGCTTCTTTGTCTTTTTCGGCCATCTTAGATTTATCAATAGCTGATAACTCTGTCAGTAACTGAGTATTAAGAGCTGAGAGAGTGGCCTCGCTAACCTTAGTAATACCAGCTAGTTTGGCCATGTCTGCATTTTTTTGCAGGGCTGCAAGCTCGTTAATCTTCTTAAGTGCAAGCTCGCCATTATCCTCCTCAATAGCCTGTAGGGCTTCGAGGCGCAGGATCGTTTCTTTATCGTAGGTAGCGCGTAAAGCCGCAGCGATAGAGATGCGGTTAGTGTCAAAGACGGCCGCAGCCTTTGATAACGAAAGTTTATTTTTCTCTAATAGTGCTTGCTTTTTTAGTAGGGCTAGGCGCTCTTTCTCACGTTTAGCCGCTTCAGCCGTGGCCTTAGCCGCTGCCGCTGCATCTGCTCTTTGTGTATCTTGGTTACTAGCTGATAAAGAGCGATTACCAAAACCTTTTACGCCGCCGCTAAATACAATATCGATAGCATCTTTGAGACTATAACCATCTTTAGTTTTACCGCCAAAAAGTACGGAGATAAAATCGCCCGTAGCTACGCTGAGTTTATTCATCTTGTCGATGAGAGGGTCTAAATTACCCTCGGACCCGGCTAAGCCCTCGAGGGCTCCAATCAAACCTCGACCGATCTCCTCGCTAGCATTTTCAGCGGCGATAGTTAATTTATTTAATTTACCTGTATAGGTATCGGCCGCTACTGCTGCCTGTCCACCAAAAATCTTTATTAACTTTTCTTGTATGTCTGCAAAATTAGCGGTTTTAATCTCGGCCTGAGTAAGACCGATATTAAGAGTACGTAACCCTCGGTTATTACCTACATATGCCTGCGCTAATACTTGGCTAACACTAGCTAAATCCTGACCGCTGCCGGCTGAGGTATCTAGAGATAGAGCTAAAATCTCTTGAGACTTGGCAATATCGCCGGTAGTCTGCAAAATCTTTTGTAGCGCAGGTTGGAGTTGATCTTTATTTACCCCTGTCGCCTGCTCGAGCACGTCGAGGTATTGCTTTACGTCTTGTGTAGCAAAACTCAAACCTAGATTTTTTAGGCTTTGCGTTAATTGCTTAACCTGAGCGTCCTCGGCGGCAAAAGCCTTAACCGCATTTTTACCGTATTGTGCTAAAGCCGCAGCACTAAAAGTAAGACCAAAAGCCTTAGCTAGATTTTTTACATTTTTCTCAAAGCCTGCGATCTGTTTTTGCCCTTTAGTAAGGGCTTTACCGTCAAAAGTAGTAACGGCGTTTACGTATAAATCAGGTAACTTTGCCATTATGCGGCCTTGTCGTAACGGCCTTGATTAAAGGACGCGATCGTATTTTGTATAGCTCTCACTACGGCGGCTTGAGCTTTACCTTGATCCTCTGCCCATGCTCTAAAAATCATACGGCCGCGACTTTTACCATCGCCATAAAGAGGGCCCATCCGGTTAATAAAGTTTGCACCGGCTCCCGGGTTATTAGAGCGGCTTTTAGGATCTCCACCCGGGTTTTTACGTCCGGCGGTTTCGTAGATAGCTCCACTAGCTGAGGCGTTAGCTACGATGTATTGAGAGCTCCATCCATTACGGTTACGCTTACTTGGTGAGGCTGAGTAATAGATGCCTTTACGAGCTACCTCGGCTTGGTAAAGTGGAAAACGCCGTAAACGTCCCTCACTATTAAAAGTACGAAAGGCAGAATTACGGGCCGTAATCTTTTTAGTATATGCACCCTCATCCCAGTTATAAAGGCCACCCGGCGCAGCGGTAGGCGCATAACCTCGAGCCTTATCACGTATCGGGATCATGATGCCTTTGATCTCTTTATTCATCTCTTTAAGTAGTTCGGGATCTATTTTACGGATTGCGCGTAGAGTCTCTTTAACGCCGTCTAGTTTTACTGACATTTTTAGACTCCTCCGCTTGCTCGTTTAATACCTTTACTAACATCTTAAACATCTCGGCATCTAAGTCGAGTATCGCTTGAGGCGCGACCCCTAACCGTATCGATAATTGCGCTACCAAATAGGTTAGAGTGCCGCGCCCTAGCTTAAAGGCTCGTCGTCTAGTACCTCGACCTTTTTAAGAGTATCTAAAAACTCGGCTCCAAACATTGGTACGGTTTCGCCGGATGTACGTAAGCACTCCCACGCTAACCAATATACGTCGCTCTGTTTCTCGTCATCTCTAAAAGCTTTGTGAAAGCCTTTTTTTGCGTATAACTCAAAGGCGTACTCAATACGCGGAGAGATTTGATGCTCGCTTACCTCGCCGGTAGCCCTTGTTATTTTGAGTCGTGCCATTTTTTGCCCCTTTGTTAGTTTGTTATGGTGCGGTAGTAATTACGATTGGTGAGTTACACGTAAACGTGATGCTCTGAGTACCGATATCTCCGACCGCGCCGTTAATATCTGTAGTGTTATTTACTAGGATAGTCGTAGCGTACTGAGGGTTAGTAGCTGAGGTAGTCGCGCTAGTTTGCTTTAGCGTGATTGGTACGGTCGTACCCCAGGCTGCCTGCAACGTAGCGTTTACGTTAGCCGCTGCGGTATCGCTCAAAAAGTCTAGAGAGATCGTGCTTGTCTCTAGGCCTTTAGTAAACTTTCGAGATGAGTCGCCCATAGCTGTAACTTCGAGCTCCTCAAATACGCGGTTGATTGTCGCAGACGTAACGTGGTCGCTTAAGACCACCGAGTTTAGAGTTACGACCACGCCATTAGATAGAAATACGGCCATGGCCTATTCCTCGCTTTCAGTTGTAGTAGGTGTCTGTGTTTTTGTTTGTTTTTTTGGTGCTTCGGTAATCTGCCCTATCTTAATAAGAAAGGCGATATCTTCATCGGTTAGACTCATGCTTAACTCCACTCGGTTAGTATTGAGATAGTGATGTCTGTCGTTAGTAGGTCGCCGCTTTGTACCGTTAAAACGCTCGGAGCACTTACCGCGCCGATATTCATAACGATTGGCGATGCAGCTAACTTTTGGAAAACGGCGCAAACCATCGACTCGATGCCTTGTAGGTTGCCTTGATTGTCGTACATAGGCACATTACAAATAATACGAAAAGATGCCATCGGCGAGATATTGGCGTAATCGTTATTAGTCGGTGTTATGTATGGATCTGCCGGGGACACGATTACGCTATTAGCCGTGATAGTTGCAGGCGGATACGCGTAGGTATTCCATACGTTAGCGTTAGCAAGAGCCGCAGCTAGTGAGGCTCGTAAAGTAGTAATAGGTGCCGGCATTATCCGACCATCGCATTAGGGCTCATATATCCGGCAATAAGTCCGCGGATCTTACCGATCATGGAATTTCCCATACGGTAAGGGCTAGGGCTAAACCCGTCGATCGATACGCCGCCCGTTTGGCTAACCTGTCGGGCCTGCCAAATATCGACGGCCAAAATCATGGAGGCCTCTCTTACGGCCGGAGTAGTCGCGTAGCTATTTGTCTTTGTATCTGCCCCTATTGCTTGGCCATAAGGGAGTACGCGAGTAAAATTAGCGTCAGCGGCGGTTTTAGCAAACTGTATAAAGCTATATCCATTAGGCCAATTAAACGCATAATTATTAAATGCTATTGATGGTAATTGAGTAGTCGTACCGGCGGTCCACGGAATAGTCCCGGTAATCGTGTAGGTGCCGTTAAAAGTTGAGCCGCATCCACTCAAGGTTACGGAGTCGCCTGTAGTAAATATTCCGGGGTTAGCGATCATTACGGTAGCTACGTTATTTTGTAAAGCCGTGCCGACGACGGGTGCAGAGTCAAACCATAAAAATTGATTGATGAGATCCTGCGCGGTTTGGCAAACCTCCTCAACGGTATTAGATGAGTATAAATTTTCGATACCGAGATTAGCGCGTAACTCGGCCTCGGTTACGTATGTAGCCGGCATCTTTTACTCCTCACTTAAAAAGGGCCGGTAGGGCTCAAAGGGCTAAGAGCCCTACCGACTATTAGTTTTTTTGCTTAGTTAAGATTAAACTTAACGATACCCTTAGGCATTTTCGCAATAGTGGCCATGTAACCATAGATGGCTACCTGTACCTGTAGGTTTGATACTACGTTTACTGACATATACGCCGTAGGTGATTGGTAAACCGTAAATGCTTCCGGTGCCAAAATAACCGCAGAGTCATCGATAGTAGTAGTAGCGGTAAAGTTTTTATCTACATAAAGATCTAGCCCGAGT